TGACCTTCGTTTGGTGTAGCATCTGTGTTACCCTGAGCTAAGACTGTTGCATTTGTCATAGCTTAGTTCTCATATTCAAGGGATGTAACGTAACCAACTACAGCACTACTTGTACCTGCATCACTAGCTGAAACAGTAATCTTGTCACCGATACGGTAACCGTCACCGTCAGCAGCAGCTGCAGCATCTACAGCAATTGCTGAGCATACGTTACTTGCAATGGTTAGATCAACTCTAAGACCTGAACCACCACCATCTGTGGTTGTTGCTTTATTATCAACAGTACCATTAGTACCACTACCAGTTCCATTTTCACCAGTAGCGGTACCAACAGCTATCGTTGCAACAGAGCCACCTGCTCTTCCCCATTCAACTGGGGGCTGGTTAAACCATGTCTTAGATGTAAGACTACGGATACCAGTAATCGGATGTGCTCTTGGCATGTTACCTCACCTATGCGGTTTGGATTTCGATTGCAGCAGCAGGGTTTAAAGTTCCACAGCCCATAGCAAGACGACCAACGATTATATCACCTTGGTACATTGTCTTGATATCGTTACCTGTAGTTTGAACCTGAGGACCAATAGCTTCTACACATGCAGCTGCATCTTTCTGATAGATAAGACCAGCATGATCTGCGAATGCACCATTGTAAGCGTTGTTCTCACCAGACACAGCTGCAATAGTTCCAGCTTGGAAAGGTAGGTTGTTAGAACGCTTGATGTCGATACCTGCAATAGATACAAGACCTTCTCCAGAGTTTAG